GTGCTTGCCAACCAGATCCAGAAAGAGTTAGACGTGAATAACCACTGAGACCACTAGCTTCAAGAATTGGGTAAGTACCACCATTGAGGGTAAGAGGAACATCACCTGCAGCAGCGTATCCACTAATGGTTGACCAAGTAGTGGCTGTAAGACCTAGATAAAGTGTAGAAGGAACGGCCTGTGTTCCTCTTGGAATTGCGTTCAAAAGGTAGTTAAGACCTTCCTGAGGAAAATAAAAATTAGAGTTAAAACTAGCCATAGTTGCTCCTATATAAATTGAATGCTAATATTAAATTTGATGCTGTCTCCGTACTGCAAACCAATACCTGGAAAACTGCTTTTTAAAAACATAAAACCAGCTTGACCCACTACAGTAGTAAGAGAAGGAATTATCGTTGTCATCATACTAGAGCCATTTACGCCCCTAATTACATTATAAGTATTGGTACCATTTCCAGAAATTACTGTCATTACTTCTGATAGTACCTGTATGTTGAATGGAAAAGTGTTTGGGAATGCATTGTAACCACTTATTTGTATAGTGGTTGCTCCAGGGTTGACTTGGCTTGTTAATGTACCCATTGCAGGTGTTGCACCAGTGGTAAACAAACCAATATTTGTTATGTTGTAATGTCCACTTGCAGTTAATGTTGCACTGCAAAGATATGTGTCGCCAGATGTTGACGTTGTAAGAGTGCTTACTGTACCACTAACAGGCACCTGAACGGGGTTAAATAGGGTTATATCGGTCGCTTGAACGGTTCCTGACCCAGTACCCCATGCAATAAATTGTGGAATGGCTAATGAGTACCCAGAGCCTGTTATTGCATTAACTAAACTGTTTCTGGTCTTGTTCGTCAGTAGAGTGATCATTTTTATTTTCTGTCGTATTAGAACTAATGGTGCCCAGGTTTTCCTGGACACCATCCGCTCTAGTTATAACCGCATCTACCTTTATTCTAAAAGGTACGTGTTCCATTTAGCACTGCTGGCGCTTGGTGTTCTTCTGTACGGTCTGGTAAAGGTTTCCGCTGTAAGAAGCAAAGTAACCATTGTATTGTTCAGTTTGTGAACCACCATCAGGACCGTTACCGGTAAGAATCTGACGAACTTGCTTTTGTTCAATGATTTGTGTGTTCTGTGCTCCACCAATACCAACTTGGTAAGCGTGAACAGTAGCATCATCTACCCAAGTAGGTGCAGAATTAGGAGTACCAACATAGTTAGGGTAAGTAACAGCTTCAGCGTTTGAACCACTGAATGCAAGTGCAGTAATGGTAGGAACAGCACCACCAGTACCAGATACAACAAGCAATGCAGCTCCGGAAGGAACGATGATTGTTGTAGTAGTACCATTGATGTAGTTAGCACCACCGGCGTTTACATAAAATGTGTAACCAGAAAGTGGACCAGCAGCAAGAGCAGAAACCAAACCGCTAACCTGGGTACCAGTAGCAGTACCAGTAAGGGTAGCAGTAGTTCCATTAGGGCCACTGATTGTGAAAGTAGTAGCACCAGTTGCAGGAACTACGAGTTCAAGAATACCACTAGTAGTAGCAGCAGCATTTACGTAAACAGTAGGGTCAATAGCAGAAGGTGCGTATGAATTAAAACCACCGCGTGCTACTCCACGTAGCGCCTGCTTATTAGCCTGTTCTATTGCTGTGTTTGGTGTAATAGCCATGTTAGAATCCTCTCACGGTTGTGTTGTATTGATCGTTCTGGAATACCAGACCGACATTGTTTGCACCTTGGTAACCAGTACCGCTCAAGGTAGGTTGTGCTACACCACCAGTAACAGTTCCAGGGAATGTCTGTGGCAACCAAACACTGAACCATGGTTCATTATAGATTGTTGTACCGCTGAGCACTGTACCGCTTGGGATTACTGCGCCAACAGGCTCAGCACCAACGTTACTAGGCTTAACTGTGTTCTTAATTTCGTCGCTCATTTAAGCTCCTTATAAGGGTGGAGCTTTGCAGTCCACCGGTTGTTATGCGTTCTTCTTAGGCTTAGTAGGAGTGCTTGTGCTATTGTCCCAAACCTGTTCCCAAGACTGGCTTGGTCCCTTTGGTTCAGCTTCATCTGGCAAGTCAATCTTGTACATGCCATTGTTGTCACTAGCACCAGCAGCTAGACTGTCACGGAGGTGATCCATGTGACTTTCACTAGTACTGTTTTCATCCTTCAAATCAGCGATCTTATTCATAGCCTGCTCTTCGCTGAGGAAAGCAATGCGGCCACGTTGTACGGCTCTCAGTACATATGGGTCCTGGCGGATCTCAGTTGGAATAGGTTGGATGCTTCCGTGGTATCCAAGGCCAGCTAGTTTAAAGCTACCCTTAGGATTAGAAAACACCGTTCCACTGTCCATCAAGTTCTCAATCCAGTCTGCAGTGTTAATTTCTTGCATACCGGTGAAAGCGACTGGTGCAGCTGCACGAGCCTTGCTTAGATCAGCAGGATCCGGACGGTGATCTTCAACATATCCACCCAAGTCCACTACTGGAACTGGAGTTGATTCGCCATTGTCACCACTACGTGATACTGTTCTTGCCATTTTAATGCTCCTATCTTCAAGGGGATTTCTCCCTAGGTAGGTAAAGAGATTTTCGATACCTAGTTATTGCAACTTCGAGGGTATTTCTTTAATGCGAGTTTTACATCCTGGTGAGGTATAAGCTATTATATAACCTATACCCCACCTAGATGTGTTAAGACTAAGCCTTAACGATCTTACCAAGACCACGTGGGTTGAGTACGATCTCTGAAACGAGCTCGTCCATTACCCATCCCTTGTGGAACTTCTCAGGTGTGTGGTTCTCTTCAACATCGAGTGAGTACATAACTGGGAACACACCGAGGAATTCTGGTGATGGTGTCATGTAAACTGTACCCTGTGGTACTTCGATTGAACGTTGTACTTGGAAGCCACCGAATTGAACGATACGCTCACCGGCAACAACGCGGTCCTTGAATGCCCAACCTGTTTGGTTGATGTCCCACTTGTAGAGGTCACGGTAGTCAATTGGGTTGAACAATAGACGTGAAGCCTCCAACTGGTGAACTTCAATCAAAGCCACGAGGTCGTAGAGTGAGTCAGGAGTAATGTATCCTGAAAGCTCGTTAACGATGTGGTTAGGTGAAACAGTGTGGTTAGGGTCAACTGCGTAGTTGTTAATAGCAGCTTCAAGAACAGTGATAAGACGTGCGTCTTCCTGCATCATGATAGCTTGCTTTGACATGTCCTGAGCGTATTCAACGATGTTAACACGTAGGTACCAGAGGTCTTCCTTCTTAATTTGAGGGAATGTAGCAATACGGAACAAACGGACTGGAACTTTCTTACCTTCGAATGGGGTGACGCGAACTTCACCTTCATTACCAGAAAGAATGTAAGCCTGACCGTATTCGTCAAGTACATCGTACATAACTGGGACACCAGGTGTTAGTGGATCTTCCAGAAGAACGTTACGGGTCATACCCTGGTAACGAAGCTTAAGCTGGATAGGACCAATCATACCCTGTCCGAGACGGACCATGTAGTTGTCCTTGTCTGCAAGGATTCCTGCAAGACGGCGTTGCTTCTCTTCACGAGTAGCTGTCTTACGACCAGTTGCTGAAGCGAGACGCTCTTGAGCCTCTACAATGCTTGCAACATAATCGTCAGACTTCTTAGCAGTACGTGGAGCCAAGTGATCGGCTACAGCACCATTAGGAGTAATTGAACTCATTATTATATTTCCTTTCAAAAACCCTTAGGCGGTAGCGCCGAATGGGATTAGACGAACAGTGATCTGCGTTGGGCTGATTACATCAATCAACTCAGCTACTGGAACAGCACCAAGAGTACTTGCAGTACCTGAAGCTGAAGTGATCTGACCATTGGCGTTAGTGTACAGAAGTGTACGCACACCAGTAGTAAGAACGTTGTAAGCTTGAGTTGTGTCAAAAGCCGGAGCAGTGAGCGTAAAGAAGGCGTTAGAACCGCCGAGCCATACAGCCCATGCGTTAATTCCAACCTGAGTTACGTCATCAATGTTTGGGTTACGGTCAAGGGCAGACAAACCGAAAGGCTTTGCACCAGTAACGGTAACAGCAGTACCAGCATTGGCTACTGTGTCAGGTCCGGTACGGTACATAACCATACCTGAGTAGATATTGGTTGTGTCTGATGGGTCCAGGAACGTGTTGTATGGAGTAGCCTCGTACTTTTCGTACAATGGAGTACACGTACGGTGAACCCCAACGTTAGCTACGCTATTTAGTTGCAGCATTTTTCTTTCTCCTTAGTTAGGGATGATTAAAGTGTCATCAGCCAATCGTCAGACTGAATGTCCTGACGAGTAACTGTTGAGGCCGTTGTCAACCGACCCATTTCTGGCAAGCGATTACTTCCACTTGCCACTTTCTGGCTCCGGGGTTGACGGGCCCCAGACTCTTCGAGCATGTCGAGGCTAGCTTTGAATCCAGCAAGCTTTGCATCCGACATTTGCTCAAACTTTGCGATGTGCTTAGCACGGTCATCGTGTTGGACCATTCCAAGCTTCTCAAGACGCTCTACGATTTGAAGACTTTCAAAAATCTTCTCACGTGAGGCTTGTACCGCGGCGACTGTACCGGCGTATGGAGCGAGGGCAGGGTTAGTGCCATCGTAAGGCCATGGGGTACGATCTTCGTCTTCTTGTGGTGTGCGACCAGTTTCAGCACCATCATTGTAGAATGGTACGTAACCGGCGTCTTCACCGTTTACATCTTCAGGCACAAGAACATCAGTTTTGTGGTCAGCAGCCATGAGTTCATCACGGTCCCAAACGCCAGCTTGATCATCTAGATCGCGAACGTCTACAACTTGAAGTGATTCTTGGTTACCGTTAGAAGCTTTCTTCTTTGACTTCTTGCACTTGTCGCAACCTTTGCCCTTGCAATTCTTGCATTCTTCTTCTTCGTCTTCGTCTTCGTCTTCAGACTTCTTCTTAGCAGTCTTATTGTCGTCTGAATCAGCAACTGCATCGCCTTCAGACTTCTTGTCGTCAGTATCACCATCAGCGGTAGCAAACTTGTTGATGTCTTCTAGAAGGCTCTCAAGCTGAGTTAGATCAGATGAAGCTTGGCGGTAGTCACCAGTAGTAGCAAGGTCGTTCTCAATGTCAAGAACAATACTAGCAACAGTACCAACAACTTGATTAACTTCATCGTTGGCGCTAGCGAAACGAAGAACAGTAGCTGCATCATTAGCAGCAGTAATTAGGTTAGAGAAGTCAAAATCAGTTTGTGCTTCAATTGCATCACGGATTTCACGTGAAGACTTGTAAACATTGTAAAGACTTTCATCGATTGGGTTCTTTCCAGCATACACTGGTCCTCCTTCTGCGTAAACAGCACTTGAACCAGGCCCACCAATGATTTCACCTTGGTCGGCAGCGTCAAGGTCACGAACATCTATTTGACGCATCATTGGTTGGTTAGCAATCCAGTCAGCAACTTCATCAACAGGAGCTGGTGCCTTTTCAGGAGCACCAAAGCCACTGTCAAGATTGATAGTGTCAACTTGGTTGTATGGTTCTTGGCGAGGAGTTGTTGTCTTACCCTCTCCTACCTGTTGCTGGTAGGCATTGTCTGCCTGCTTGATCAGCTCATCATCGAAACGGCTCATTATAGCTCCTTGCTTTCGGCGTTTTCGTCGTTTTTATTTTGTGCATCCATTTGAGCACTTTGCTGGAGCATATTCTTCATGCGAGTCGTTGCATCCATGCTAGCGTTCATTGAATCATCTTGTAAAGCACCAAGATCAGAAACATCCTTGGAACTTTCTTTTAGCTTGTTTTTATTTTTTTCGATCTTTATTCCTGCAGGACTCAAAAAGTTACGTTGAACTTTTTTCATCATCCTAGGATCTATACCCAGAAACTTAGGTCTTTTAAATCCTAAAGCTCCAGCAATTTCATGACCACATCCAGGATTTTCGCAAGATCCTGATAATTCACCTTTTTTAAGCGAATCATTGTTAAATGTAAGGTCACCACATTTTGGGCATTTTACCTTTGCTTTTGAAACATCAGGTAACATATCTACAAAAGACAAACTTCTAAAAGCAGCTTTTTGTTGAATACCTTGAGCCTGTTGCCACTCGTTGATAGCATCCATAACCCTAGGATCGATGTAATTACAATCCGGGCAAATACCATCTCTGTAACCATTTCCTTGGCACTGCGGGCAGTCACCAAGAATGGAAATAGGTACACGAACTAATTCCAATGCCATTTTTCTTAGAGTTTCAGAAACTTTAAGGATTGGCATTGTTAATAACGTTTCTTCTGCAGTAGCCAAGCACTCTCATCAGCTGGTTCAAAAACAAAGCTAAGCTCGAAGAAATTTGGCTTAATGCAACTTTCATAAACAAGGCTGTCAATACGCTTCCCTTGTTTGTAAACAGTTACATTGCGACCTTTTAAACGAGGGATGTGGGTGCAGTACTCAGCAGGCTTGCTAGCGTACTTACCACAGGCACTGCATTGTGTGCCTTCTACATCAGCTCCCATGCTTACTGCATTAAGCTGTCCCTCCATAATTGCGTTTGCTAATTTAGGAAATGATTGCGCATCAACTTCCATCAAGCAATAAACACTAGCATCAGTAATACCACTTGCTAGCTTAGATTCACGATAAACAGCATCGAGGATAACTCCTCGAGCACGCTCTGGATCACTGTTATTGTGTTCTACATAGATTGGTCTTCCAACAAAAGTGCGGTAGCTTTTCTTGATCTGGTCTACAGGCCAAGCGTCGTAGTTAGCATTTACTCTAGAACTAATAGCTCTAGACACCGCATAAACATAACCAGGTTCTGGTGTAAAATCAAAATCATCTAATGTAACGTTGTGCAGCTCAATAGACTGGCTATGGCCAGCAAGAGTCTCTCTTCCCATTAGGGTTACAGTGGGTGCACCAAATTTTATCATCTTCAAAGCCTTTGATAAGCTAACAGTTGCGTTACATCGTTGTAATGTTTAAAGTTGTGTTAAATTTTATTTTTTAATAGTTCAGTCAATTGTTGTAGCATATCTTGGTGATCTTCACTTACCTTTAAATGATACGCAGCTAATTCTGCAGCAATACGATCTGCTCTTTTAGCAGCAATTAAAAGGATAGCTCCTTGCAATCCTGCCAATGTTGAAAGCATAAGGTTGAGAAGAATAAACGGATAAACATCAAAAGGATGTTTTGACATACCGTTATAAAACATCCATGCTGCCATAATAATTACAAATGAAAAAACAAAAGGCCATGATCCCATGCCGTGACGCATAACATCGGCAGCTTTTTCACCTAAAGTTCTTTCGTTGCCAGATCTTACCTCTGGGTGGAAGTCCCAGTGACTTACCTTCTTAATCGTCCGCATCTAGTAAACCTTCGTGGTAACCTAGATGACGGTTCAAATCACGGCCAATGCCGTCAACCTTTTTCTCTACACGGTCCCACTGATCTTTAGAACTAGATCCACCATTATTGCGGTGCTGAGAAAGTAACTGTTCTAGCTTGTCGTCCATATCTGCTTTAGTAACAGCAAGTTCTTCTTCAATACGGCTTAGCTCTTTAGAACTGTGATGAGTAAAATACTTTTGAACAACTTTAGCTAATGCTGCAAGAGCACCTACGGTAAAGAAAGCATTAGCTATGTAGCCAAACCATACATTTGAAGAATTGAAGAATGAGGATGCTAACATACTTATTCATCAATTTTTTCGTAAATACTATTAGTAAGATCAAGTTTGTGAGCATTGCGGCACTTACGGCCTTCGCCTTCTTTAATAATGTCTAGCTTTACTAGTGGACTAACGATCTCAAGAAAACTTTTCTTATCAAAAGCTGTCTTAGGAAGAATGCGTGGTGTTTCATTATTAAAGAGCGTGCTCATATATATTCTCCAAAATAGATAATATGATATCTATTAATTAGTGCGTTATAAGAATGATTATAAATCTTCTTATTGTTCTGATCCTGTTTCTTTTGTTGGATCAGTTTGTATGATAGCTGGATCATCAAATCCACTATCTCCGCCAGCAGAATTCTTACCAGCTGAATCAGCAATAGGATTTCCTGAATGCGCTGGATTGCTTGGTGTTTGTATCATTGAATCATCATCGTTCAATGCATTCGCAAGGTGTTGCTTAAATTCGTCTTCGTTAAACTTTTCGTAGCTACCGTCAGCGATAATTCTCATACCTTTAGCAAGCTTCATACGCTTGCGCTTTTTTTGTTCAAAAGGTACAGCAAATTTCATACGGTCGCCATAAGTAACCGTCTCGAATGAATCATCATCATATTCATCCCAACCAGCGACTGACGCTGTCTTCTTTTTAGGACCATTCTTTGGACCTTTTTTAGAAGGCTTAGGTTGAGACTTTCTTTGTTCGTATGATTCTTCAGGACGTTGACGTTCTTGTGCTGCCTCTTGGTTGATACTTGGGTAGACTTGTGCTCCTGCAGCAGCATCGCTATTACCAGCAGTATTGCCAGTCATATTAGGTGCGCTTGGGGGTGTAACAAGACCAGCCATAGCACCAGGAGCTAATTGTGCTCCTAGTGATGGATCTTCCAACATGGCAAGGTAGGCCTGGTATTCCTGTACATATTCCGGTGGAATAGGTAGTTGTAGCGTATATAGACGATTGAACAGTTCTTTCTTGAACTGCTGCTCAGCAACAACCGTCTTAATTTTTTCTTCTTTACGTGATTCAATTTCATCATCAAAGTCAATTGGAATATTGACTGCAAGAGTGCTGAGGGAAATTGGGAATCCTGAAGCACTCAACTGCTGTAGGAATCCACGTTCTACTGTCTCGTCACGTAGGTTCATACTACGGAAACGAACTTCTGGAATGGCTAGCTTTGGACGTTCTTCAACGTATTCAGCACCTGTTTCCTCATCAACCATGAGAACAGTTTCCATAACAGGAACCATTTGACCACCGACATTGCGCATTTCATAGTGACCTTGTCTTTCTGCTACTGGTTCCATGCGACTACGAATAAATTGTTCAATCTTGTGCTGGTAGGTAGAGAGCATCTGAGTAATTAACTCTCGGTTAAGTGCACCTGATGCATATGTTCCACCTTGACCACCTTGGATAAGGTCACTACCAATTCCGAATACACCCATAACATTAGTTTGTACACGGAGAAAGTCTTGGTCAAGTCGAGGCATGCTCTCACGACCAAATGCATTCTGGATCGTTAGTCCATGGTGGTAAGTCATTAAACGGAAGTCTGAGTTGATTGCCATAGACAAGTCATCACGCAATGATTGAAGTTCTTGAGCGTCTGGGATCCATGGACCATCTTGGTCTACGTCCGGGAGACCAAGAGTAGCAAGAATAAGAGGAGAATAGAGTCTGTCAGCAATAGCATCCTGAGCAGCGTTGAGGCTCTCTTCCAGCATAAGCATACGAAAAGCACGTAAAAGAATAGGAGTACCATGCTCGCTCCAAGGGTTAGTCTTAAATTTGATCTGCTTCATAATTACATCTGAAACAGGGATTTCTTTATCTTGGCGAGCCCACGCAACAACATCTGGGTAAAGTTGCATAAGCATTGCATACTCCTGAGGGGGATCACGGCGTTCAATAAGACGCTTAATCTCTTCAGGTACTTTAACGTGGTATTGATAAGTTCTTAGAGCTCTGTTCTTTGCAACAATAACATCGTTTGGGTTGATAATCTCATCTTCTTCCCAAGCACCGATACCATCGTGCCAAGAACCCATAGCAAACACTTCACCAACGGTCCAGTGTTCACGACCAAGGTCATAAAGAAATTCATTGTAATTAAGACCATCGAAGAAAAGGTCGTTGTAGAAATCGCTAATACGCTTATCTGGGTGAACTAATTCAATGTCTAAGAGTGGGAATCTCGTATAGATATCAATAAGTCCAGGAACCAAATGATGAGTCGTGTAGAGAAGTCTGGCCCAGTCTCTGATCTTACGTGTTTGTTCATCTGGGTCCTCCATATTGAACCACCAGGTGCGTTCACGCCAGTATTCAAATGGGTCATGCAGTTTTGGTAATGCCCATTGAGCATCTGATCCAGTTGCTGCAGCTAATCTACGATTGGGAGTGTTAGCAATACCTTCTAGATTAATGTGACCACTGCTACCAAGTTTATTTAGTCGATCACGACCTTGCGTAGTGCCACCCATAGCGGCTGCCATAGGACCGACTTCATTCATCATCGATCCAGGTGTTGCGGCACGCTTTAACATGTCACGTGCGGCTACACGCCCAGCAATAGGGTTCTTAGGTAGTGTAATACCGGCTGACTTCATACGGTTAAATTCCGCTGAAGCACTCCAGTCTTTTTGCGACATTAGTAAGGCTTTCTAGTAAGCTTGGCAGCTACAGACTTCAACACCAGGTATAGACTGGTGCCCACAACTATACATTCCAATATCTCCACTGAATCGAACGATACCGCCTGATTTGTTCTGAGTGATTGGGTTGCCGTTGAAATCAAAGTTTGCACCAACTCTACGGATGTTGCTTAATCTTACATTCTGTTGTCGTTCCATGTCAAGTCCTTTATGATGCGATGTAGTCGGCGTTGTTAGCAGTTGCTGTGTATGGTGGTGTTCCATTTACCGTTGCAGTAACTTGACCACCAGAAATAGCAAGATAACGTGGTCCTTGAGTGCTCATTTGACCAATATTTCCATTGGCATCAGCTGCATTAATTCCGATAGACATAGCACTAAGGTCAGTAAATAGACCTGGGATAGCCCAATCAATAATTCCTGTTCCACCACTAGCTGTGACACGATAAGCTACTTTTGGAGTCTCTTGTGTAGCTGAAGTATTGTTCAACGTGAATGTAACGTTACCACTGGTAGAAGTAAGTGTACCAGTCAAAATAGTAATCCATGCTGGTGAGTTATAATCAGCATTCTGATAACTTCTATTGTTGCTACCTTGCAGTTGTAGGAAACAAGTTCCACTAAAACCTGCTTCTGCCCAGAAACCAGCATAAAGCGTTTCAAGGTCAGTTGGAGTAATCGAAGGGTCTGGAGAACAAACAAAACCAACATCGGTTGCTCCGTTGCCATTAACGTTTAGGTTAAGCCCTGGTACGTTTGATCCAACCATTCCACCATTCCATCTAGATCCACCACTGATAGTGCTATTTGCACCTACAACAGGTGAATAGGGAGGGTTTGCTATATTAACTGTACCTGGGGTACCATCATTGCCATAAACGGTAGTAAATTGGCCAAGTACATATGGCTTCTTAATTTGCTTGGGTCCTTTGCCTTCTGCTGCCTGCATAATATCTCCTAGAGGCTCATATAATCTATACCGAGGTCATTCACATTGGAATCTTGCAAATACCTCAAAGCATTTACGCTGATATCATCATCAGCGACATTTACTGCTGGTGCATCAACAGGTGCTGACTGAACAGATTGTGGTCTAGACGCTGGCTGAGCTTGTACAGGAGCTGGCTGGGGAGCCTTTACAGTCAATGCCTTTTCAATCTTGCCCTCTACATTCTTTACAGAAGTAGTTAGAGGAGCCAATACCTTATTTACTGCTTGTTCGATCTGTGGGCCAATTGGTTCTTCAATTGGCTTCTCAGTTCTGTTGTAGTACTTTTGTAGTACTTGATCACATAACGACCAGGTAAGAAAATCAATTCTTTCCCCAGTCAACCTAACTATTCTTTTTGACTTAAAATCCCATGAATAAACATAGGCATTCCCATCATAATCAGTTAAACGGCCTTCGGCTGTTTCATCATTCTGTGAGATAATCGCTAAGAATTCTATGTTAGCTACTGTTTGTTCGACTAGCGTAGCTGGTACTTCAACCTCAAGGACCTCTTCTACTGGAGTAGAAACGATCTTAGTTTTCTGTGATCTAAACATATTTTTTAGTTAGTCGGATCCTTAGTTAGAGAAAACGAGTTCGTAGTCGCCTTTGCGTTCTACTGAAGCAGTCTTGTCATCCCAGATAACGGCAAACTCAGAGTCACCAACAGCAATAACCGTACCGGCTATTTTAGTAGTAGGTGTTTCAGCAACAACTCGTGAATTAACTAGCGTTCCTGCTTCTGCCTTAGCAACAATGCCAAGTGTGAAGTCAACACGAGCCTGGTCGTTACGGAATCCATTAGCTTGTGAAGCAAGCTTAGAAGCCTTAACTGGAGCAAGCTGAAGGTCACCAGTGCCAGCAACTTCTGGCTCCATAACCATCAAAGCACGGTCTTGAGCAGGATTAGCGTCCTGAGCGTGCATGTGTGATTCGTCAACATAACGTTGGATCTGGTCGCCCAATCCTTGACGCTGTTGCATGTAAGCATCCATATTCTTTTCGAAGTGGTTGCTGTCTTGGTCGATAAAGTCACCGTTCCATTGCTGGTTTGGGTCCTGGAAATTATTGTCCGGGTTTGCCATGTCTGCAACTCTGATATTAAAACGTGGTTCCATGATTTCTCCTGTACTTGGATACATACACTATGGTATATATCTTGTTAAATTACATTGTTTTAGTGTTTTGGCATCACTGGGGCGCCACTGGAATTGTAAGGTTGTGTTGCATCTACTGTTGTAGCTGGTACTTCCTTAGTATCTTTCTCTAATTGTGTACTAATTTCGTCCTGTGTCTGATCTATCTTGAATACAGACTTTGTAGCAAATGCCCAAATATCTTCGGTTTCTTCTTTGTAGCCTGGAATAAGTCCTAGGTTACCTGCAATGGGGGTTGGGAGAGCAGTAGTCTTTTCTTCTGATCCCATCAAAGAAGAACATCCTGAGTGGCCATAAAGCGGCCTACCATCAGGTGCATGACCTTGAAGGACAACCGGATTGTCCACAGTGTTTGGCATGTCACAACCACGGCAAGCTTTTCCTGCAGGTGCATCAATTGGCTCTACATAGCTTATTCTCTTATTTTCCATAATTATTCCTCTTCGTCTTCATCAACTTTTTGACCAATTGCTTTAAGCCCACCATTGATGTGATTATCTTTTCTAATACCCTCAATAGCCTGGTTGCGCTCATGAGGTTGTAGTTTTCTACCTATATGACCTTCAATTACGTTAAGCATATCATTCTGTTGTTCTGGAGTATGAGTCATTTTAAGTGCACCAGGTATTTCTACTGTTGGTATCTCAAGTTGGCTAAAGGATCCGCTATTAAAAGACTTCGGTGCAGTATTTTCTTCGATACTCTTTGTAGGTGCTCTATGTTGTTCACTCACCGCTGTGCCAGGTTCTATTGAACTAATGCTAAGCGGGTGCCCTGGCTTTATACCTAGTCTTTGATCCCATCTTGATGAGAATCTTTTAAATTCTTCAATGGTATCAGGGTCATTAGTCTTCAAAGGTATATTTCGTAATTCGTCTGTACTACATCCCATTGCTTGACGGTGAATGATGTCCACTCTAGTTTTAGGCTCTGGGGGTGTAACCCCATCGGAATTCTTTTTTCTTTTTGGTAGCCAAGATCCACCAGGATAAACACCCTTAATCTTGCTTTTAGGAACAACTTCTGTAGTTACTCCTGATGTAGCAGCTAAAGGTGCAGTTATTGGAGATAATCTAACTGCTCTAGAAAGAGGAACATTACGCTGAATCCTCCATCTCCCGTAGTTAGTAGATGATAAAGGTGAACGTTCACCAATAAGTGGCATGATTTCATTATATGAATTTTTAAGATGATGTTGAAGATCTCTTGTTTCTTTATCATCTTCACCACGTAGATTCATACCATCGTATGCGCTGTGAAATTTGATAGCACGTTCTGGATGCCCATTCTCTCGTTGATTTACTTCTTCTTGAACAAATTTAATTGGACGATAATATTGAAAGACATCGCCGGTACCATCAGGATTAATATTAGCTATAATACCGGTGCTTTGCTTATCACGACCACCTTTAACGTAAATATTTTCATCGCTTGGTAATTTTTGTCTTTCAATGTGATTGATATTAAATTTTTCTTTACCACAATCTTTTACAGCACAAGAACCAGTTGGTTTGCCTTGTTCGTCATATTCTTCTTTAAATCTGTGGAAACCTTCATCCTTCTTTTTAAGAGTATTCCCAGGGTTGATAGTATCATGATTAATAAAGTGTACAAAGTCACCCTCTTGCAAGGGGTCATCTTCACGGCCACCGACTGCACGAAGAAATGGAGAAAAACCTTTATATTCATCGTGTACAACTTTTGGCCTTAAGTTATTAATCAACCATTCATTAGTTGTTCCAGATCGTAGGTGAGTATCCTTTTTCTTAATTTCATGAAGAGGAATACCGGTACGGCAATGCTTATCAATATCTTCTTTAAATTGGCATCTATTGTGGCAACGCTTACTTGTACAATAAGTATCGTGAAAACTAAGAGCAGTGTTGTAATTCTCAGCTTGTTGTTTAATATCAAAAATATTTAATTCTGGGTTAGTTAATGTATGACCAGTATTTTTACAAGTTGGGCAAACATCTGATGCTTGTTCTTTAATTCTTGATGCTGGTAGTTTTTTTCTACCACCATTTTTTTTACCACCACAAGTTGGACATGCGTATGCTGAATTACGAGCAACCATGTCCATATATGCATAATGTGCACCAATATTAAAAATATTTTCTGCATGTTCATGTAAGTAATCTAATTTAGGAGACTTACGATTACGGATAGCATTAGTTAATTCTTTTAATTTTGGTATAGAAGATTTTTGATCCATGATAACTTCATTGGGTTCTCTTTGAACTCTATTAGGATCTTTTGAATATACGTAAACTGGCCTTGTTCTACTATCTTCTGTTCCCTCATCGCCACTCTCAATATCTGATAACGCGTCAGGGTCAATAATGTTCATACCCATTTCATTCAAGAAGCTCATATCATTAGCATATTTAGCATTAAATTTTTTTCTAAGCATTAACATTTTCCTCATTGACAGTCTCTAATGGAGGTACAGGTTGGTTTGGCAAACTAGTAAAAGCTTTTTGTACTTTTTGTGCTTTTTCATCACCGTGGAATCTACTAACAGTAGACAATACTTTTTGTATACTCTTCTGATATTCATCGTAATGTGGGCTATCCAATTTACCAGTTACTTCTCTATCGTGTGCAACATGTGAAGCTTTTTGGTAAACATCATCAAGAAGTGGACTAAACTTTTCACGATCACTATCGCCAAGTTCATCAATAGCACTCTCAACTTTAGAGATAGCTGGTTGAACAGCTGGGTGGAATGACTTAGGATTAGTTCTTCCGCCTGGTAATGCTTCAGTCTTTCTCATGATACTTTGTTTTCTACCAGTAATATTGATTGGCATTCTTTGTAAATTATCTCTAACAAAGTTAGTAACAAGCTCTAGATCAGCACTAGCCGCAGTATATTTAGCATTCTTACTGCTGTGGTGCACTGCACTTTGTTTATTAAGTTCAGCTAACATGTCTGGTGTTACACTAACGCCTGGGTTCCATAGATGAGTAAATTTATGTGCTTCGTAGTTTTTACCATCAGCAGTCTCATAACGATGACCAGTTGGGTTATTTGGTGAGGTACCAGTTATTGGGTCTGATGTATTGTTAAGATCCTTAATGCTATGTGGGTTAGTAGCGTGGTCAGGGTAAACAGACGCTAGTGCTTTAAGAAAATGATCTGCAGGCAACTCAATATGATCTGGGAAAATATAACGTGATCCCTTTGGAGCAACAATATGGTCTTCATTGGAAAAGCTACCGATTCTACAATTACAAGGTTTTCCATCTTCTGTTTGGTACTCGTCATTACCATGGCATCTAGTGCATGACTTCTTACCATGACCCAAGTATCCATCAACTCCCGTTGATTCTTCGCTCGATTCTTTTGAGAATGGTCGCATGATAATTGGGTTGCCTTCGAATGGCGTTTTGCTAACATCCAATTTAATATTCTGTGGTATCTTTACTGTTTCTTCTTTAGAATAACCTTTACCATCACAATATTTGCATGAGTTTCCAGGGGTTGTATCTATTGATGAATTGTGTGAATTACAATTTGTGCATTGAGTACCAGAACCTTCAACGGTTTCAATTTGCTTACCTGTGCTTTTGCAAGCTCTGCATGGTATTTCTAAATCACTTGCTGTTTTATCTTTACTAAGTGTGTAACCTTTACCCTTACAATTTTCACAATTGGGGGCATCCTTCTGGTCTAAATAACGTACTTTTCCTCCACCCATTCCTACAGTGTAAGGTATACCTTTTTCTTTACCGTTTTCGTTTATAGTCTTCATGGTTATTTTACCAGGCATACAATTTTCACAGTGAACGTTATTAGATCTCTTATAAGGGTCAACTCTACCATTGGTGCAATGTGAACACTTTGTTCTTGAAACATTTGCTTTTTGAAAGTTATTAATTGTTCCAGGTGGTTCAGAAGTTGTAACACGATTAAATTTAGCTGCTGAAGTGCCAACAAGAACCATAGGCATTGATTCAGCATTCATGCCTTCATCAACTTTTCTACTCTTTAGAGTACGGTTCCCATCTTTATCTGTTGATGGTAAAGCAGCAAAACGCAAAGGTGATTGTGAAGCTCTAGATTCAGAACCTTTTGAATATTCTCCATCGCCAGTGTTTACATATTGTGGAGTAAATTCGTGTGTTTCTAAATGCTCGCCAATCTTACCATGATGCTCACTCGCAGTTGCTTCATCAGTGTGCTTGCTAGCTTCTCTACCGCAAACACAAATGTTCTCGCCAGGATTTGCTGTAAGGTATGGGACTTGGTCAGTGAACATCTTTTTAATTGCAGTTTGGCCACCATGAGTAGCAATAAGGTTAAGAGGATGAGTTGGATCGAACTCAGGAGCATTTATTGATGGCAATTCACCTACCCGCTGGCGCATTTTTCCACGTATTTCTGCATTGTTCAGTACTTGATGAAATTCTCTAATAGACGTGTTATCAGAACGTATTGGTTGATTCTCTTTTTTCAACCTATAGCCAAGCATACCTTTAGGTGCTAACTTAGTCATCTTTTCATCATGAGCGTATTGGTCTGGCGATAGAAAAGTTTTTTCGTATGGTGAATCAATCTTTTCTAATTCTGATTTAAGATCTCTTGCAATTGAGCGGCCTGTTCTATCGTTCCCAATTTCTGTGTGGTGAACAAAATTCCACTTACCTGGCTCTACATTAGGGTTTCTAGTTACGTGATAATCTGGGTCGCCACTATAGATAGCATATGGGGCATCAAGATGTTCAATCTTTTGCCTAGACTTTTCTTGACGTTTCTTATCGTATTCATTATTGTCTGCTTCTTCTTGTTGAGCAAGAAGCTGTGATAAGTTAAACACCATTGGTTGTCTGGTGTCTTTTGCTACTTTTACTTTATTTTTATTGAAAGAAAAATTAAACATAACTAGTCTTCTATGTCGTCTAACCAACCATTGTACTTGTCAGGTGATTTAAGCATACCTTTCAAGTCCACTGGTAAAGCTACTGGAGTTTCATTCGCAGGTAAAGAAATTGAACTTTTTTCTGTATTTTTAGGTTGTATAACCTGTGGTGTAGGCCCAACGTTCTCAGTACCACTATTAAAGTTATTAATTCTTCTTAGTTTAACTAAACTATTCCAATTCTGGTTGGCTCTGCTTAAGAACTTCTTGGAACGCTCTGAAAAGTGCCAACGTGCTTCATTGGACTCACCTTCGTTTAGATCTGGTCGAATGTTTTGAAGATCAGCAATGTTTCTTAGTTGAGTATCTCTAAAATGAGATGCGTGCGCGGCACAAGATGGTGTGTATTTTTCACCAGCTTCAGTAATCACTGTAATAGCATTCGGCAAATTAGTTCTAGTAAATTTAGCCTGCAATGTTTCTTCTGGGTCACTCTCGTAACCATCGTCTTGGTAATTTCTATCTTGTGCATCGCAATTACCCATTTGTTCTTTTGTTTTGTTGTAGATGGTTTTAAAACCTTCTTCATCGTACTTATTTTTATCATGTTGAACTTGGCATATACCAACATGCGGTTGTCTAGGATCTTGTCGTGATGTGTGTTGAAATCTAGGCATTACATTTCCTTACACTTATATTGATCGAGGATAAACTGCTGTTTCCTGTTCGATGCCTCTTCGTCGTTTTTTGCAGTGTTCTTAATATTAGCAATACCATTTTTAAATTCATCGCTAACGTTAATTTTTGCGATTTCTTCCGGGTTAGAAACAATACCTGAGCCTCCACACTTACACCATGGATTATGCTTTTCTGCTTTGAGAACTGGTACTGGTTGGTTCTTTTCAGTTACTTCGTATCTATCTTCTTTAGGAGCATCTTGTTCTTTAGGAGCAATTTCATTAATTCTCATTGATTTTGATAAAGAAACAGGTGAATCAAGTCGGCTAGATTCTTCTTGCTTCTCATAACGTGGTTTTTCTACAACAGCACTACTTAGGTCTCTTTTTCTTACAGGAGCACCTTCGCCACCAAAGCCAGATGACATGTCTTCGTCTTCTTCATGTCTTTCAAAATCATCAAATTCATCATCTTCAGGAACTGTGTGTTGACCTGGGTTAAATATTTCTGAATAAGGTGCCTCAGGCAAGTGATAATCATTTGGTGCTTTTTGGTCTTTGCAACCATAGCAATGGCCATGTCCTTTTGCCAGTGGGTCTGGGCCTTTACATTTCTTATCGTCACAAGTTAAGCAGTGCTTATCTCTTTTAGTAATAGTTCCTTCGTTGTGGCATACAGGACATTCAGCGTCTTTATCGCCTTCATAATATGCTCTGTCACGACCCTTACAACCATGATTAAGAAGTTCACAACCAGCACAGTGTGGTGATACGTTATTTTGATCGCTTCCACAATTCTTAGTTGGGCATCCCTTACAATGTGGTTCAGTATAAATAGCAAATTTATCTTTGTTATGCTTTGAAACGCCATAACAATTAGGGCAATCAATCTGGTTTCTATTCTTTGTTTCGTATTCTTCTGTTTCGTCTTCTTCTGAAGCACCACTAGTTTCTACCCTTGGTCCACCTTCAATATCTTCACCACCGAATGATACAATTTCGTGGCTTGACTCTTCACCTGGACTAAACTCGTTAGCCCAATCAGGGTGCATCTGCTCCCAATCTTCTTCATCAAAAGTAGATTCACTAGCTATCTTACTAGAATTAAACTTATTAGCTAGATGCTCGTTTTTTTCTTTTTTGATCTTAATGGGAAAACTATTAGGTGATTTATGACCTTTTTCAATTAAACCTTTAAGCAATTCGGGTAGGGGCGTGTCTACAAGGCCAGAGAATACCGTGTCAATATCATCTTGCGAGATAACATCAGGGTTGGATACTTCTTCTGACTCAGCAAGCTTTATAATAAAAGCATCACTATTTTTAGAATTGTAAGCCATATTAACCTAATTTAGATTAATATTACTTAGCGCAATTGTCGCAAAGTTCCAAATAACCGCGAACATCCTTGTGGGTAGCAGGCTTACCACATTCTGCACAATTCTTTTGGTCACCCTTAGAAGCTTCAATTTGGCCCCAGTGTTTTGGGATTTCATGATTATCAGTCATTTTTACATAACAATCACGACAGTGGTTAAGCCCTCCACCTGTGATAGCAGTGCCTGTTTTTAGTTTGCGATTGCACTCTACACATTTATCTTCTTCATGTGCAACTTTGCACATATCACAGCTAGCGTGACGAAGTTCCCATTCGTCAAAAATAGCACGTACTAGTTTGGCCTTGGAATCACTAATGCTTGATAGTTTGCGATAAGCTACCTTCTCAATGTCTTCTTCTATCATTTGCATACGCTGAGCAAGCTCACGATCTGAGTGAGCGAGGAATAGAAAATCACCAGTTTTGGTGAGCAGTTCGTGCTTAGCAGCAACGAGGCTCTTACCGGCAATTTTAGCATCAAATGCTAGGTTAATTGAATCATCGTAGTCGAACATCGAGGTCATCGTGTTACTCCTTGGTTATGTTCCCTTAGGAACGCTGGACACTACCTATTGTGTTTTATTGGTACTTTTAAATGGTAGGACCGGTGGGGATCGAACCCACGACCGAGGGATTATGAGTCCCCTGCTCTTACCACTGAGCTACAGTCCTTTGGCTGAGGGACTAGGACTCGAACCTAGAACAAGGGCTTCAAAGGCCCGTGTGTTGCCATTACACCATCCCTCATTGGATTATCTTTGTGCTGTGTGGCCGTCTTCTTCCGTAGTCTTGATGGTATTGCCCGGCAGTTCAAAAGCCCAGTCAAAAGTATTAGTTGATTCTATTTTAGTATAACCCAAAGACTCAAAGAGTTCCATAACTTTCCATGAATCATTGCCCAGATGCAAGTGTTCTACGTCAACACGTTTAATACGGTAAGAATTCCAATCAAAGTCTAAAATAAGCTCTGCATCCAACCCCTCAACATCTACGAGCAACCAGTCAAGTTCTTTTAAACCATGCTTATCTAATATTTGTCCAATAGTCAAAGATGGGATAGTAAAGCTATCTAACTGAACATTCCCATAATGTTTGTAAATATGTGAAGGGTTGATTGAAGCTACATGGTATGCTGGTCCATCTTCTTTATAATAAAAAATAGTTAATTCTTCTTTTTTTATAAAAGTTGGCCTCACTGCTACATTTTCAATAATTGCGCTATCATAATCTTTATAACATGCTTCTAATATATCTAAATGCAGTTGGAATGGTTCTACTAAAACTAAAAGCTCTATTTCACTCTTATGATCTTCTAAGTATCTGAATAAAGAATCTGAACCTCTATTAGCACCTAATTGTACAATTTTCATTACTTACCTTAGAATTCTACTGCTGGAATTAGCTTTTCATTATTTAGAATACCACTAACTCTTTGATCCCACAAATCGCTTTGCGATAGATTTATAGATCCTTGGAAATAATGCCAAGATGCTGGGTAAGCCGTACCAATGCCAAGAGTAAAAATTTTACCATTTATATCGGTATACCACTGTGGCATATCGCAACCTTCTGGGTGAAGAATCTTATGATCGAATCCTTGTTCAATTGCATTCAAAGTTAATTGTTGTGCTACATCAACACATACAGCACCATCTGATGATCGATGTTGTTGAGCCATATCTGGACTACCAAGCTTTACCCATGCATCTTTATGTACCATCAAAGTACTTGGTGCAGCAAAGATAATATCTTTGATCTCTGGTATATGTGAGATATTTTGAGCATTACCCGCAAAACTTTTATTTTCTTCTACCCAGTTATAGATTTCTTGCAACTTTTCTATGTCATGAGGTAAACAATCGAGATCCATAAAACAGATAACGCCTTCTGAGTCTTTAATAACATCAGTGACCATTTTGCCATGGTCATCTCCAGCTTGAGTAAAATTAACGTAAGGTTTCACTATGTATTCGATCTCTAAACCAAAGTGATCAAATACTGACTTTTGGTCATTGATCATTTTATACCCCCATTGATCATGAGGCATATTATCTGTATAGAAAACGTGAAATTTCATTATTTATATAACCTTTTAGCAGTATCTGGGTTTGAACGTAATTCAATAAGCTTTTCAATTTCTGGATCACCAATTTGTTCATCGCTAGGCGCGTACAGAACAGCTTGCTTATTAGAGTGATCTTCCAATGGTTCAGAAGTGTAATAGAATGCTAGTGATAAACGATATTTATCATCTGGTGGAGTAATTGGATTGGGGAAACCATGCCAACTTTCAATTGTATCAAACAACACCATACGGTTCCATGTGTAATCAACTACTTTTGCAAGATGTTTAGGTCTATTAGTTTCTGGATTATGCTCATGGAACTCAAGGCCACCACCCCACATTGGGTCCCATTCTTTACCTAAATAAAAGATAACATTTAATCTTCTTTGTAATCCAAGTTTAGGATGAATGCTGTAGTCTTGGTGAAGATTAAGTTTACCACCATTACGGTGCATGTGAATGCCACCACCATGCAAGCCAGTATCGGGAACAAGTTCATAAACACCAGTTATATCTTCAATCATCTTGACAACTTTTGTGTCAGCTAAAGCTAGAAGGAAAGTATAAACATTCTTAGGTAACTGGTCCCAACGACTAAGAGAAAACTTCTTTTCAAGTGGATTGTTGTATTGATTCCAGTTTGTTTCATCTTCTTGAGCCTTTAGTACTTCCTCATACAAAGCATTGGCTTCATTTTCTTGTAAAAAATTGTTGACAACAATATGACCAAATGGGTTTTTATCCCAATCGTAGTCATGATTAAATTTACTAAGCCTATTTACGATTTGGCTTACATATTTTTCGTATAAAGTCATTTTTTGATTATGAACATCAGATCATCGTACCTATTGTAGGTTGCTCTAAGATCTAAGTATTCAATCCTATCCTTATATTCTTCAGGAACAGCATTCGTCAAATTAGTGAACCAAGACACATCTTGCACGTCTTCAATGACAAAGATACCACCTTCATTTACTTTTGGCAAGTAAATACGTATGCAATCAAGCATGCTTTCTAATGTATGTGGACCATCATCGATGACAATATCAAAGTTTGGCAAATTTAATTCAGAATAAGCATTATCAAAAATATAATTAATGCCAGGAAGATCTACATATGGTTGTTGTCTATTATCAACTACATCAATGCCATAAATATTAGCTTTACTAAAATATTGCCTCCAAAGAGCCAGTGAAGACCCGTATTGAATACCTATTTCAAGTAAATTTATTTCTTTATCTTTAAATGGTTCAAATGCTTTGTCATAGAAGCCATTGATGTAGTCATGAGCACCATGCTTATCAGTGCCAGATGACGGGTTATTATTCCAAAGAATACCTGGATTGTTTTCTATTATTTCTATTAATTTCATAAGCTCCCCAGATAGGATTCGAACCTATAACCTAGCGATTAACAGTCGCTTGCTCTGCCGTTGAGCTACCAGGGAATGTAATCATAATTCTAAATATTTTTTATACATGAATTCTGCCCAATATGCTTGATAAGCAATACCATCATGATCTCCATCTCTTGCTTTATCAAAATATTTGGCTTCTTCTAAATTTTTGTTATTGTCTTTATATTCTTTGATAAAACTCTCTATTTCATCTTCATCAAAATTATAGAATGTTTTAAATTGATCAATCCTGGAATCAGATAATGCTCTCTTCATTGCCGATTCTACATTGTACCCTGTAAATGACAATAATTTTATATTGTTACTTTCACAATATTGGTTTAACATAAAATAATATTGGTATGCCAATAGATCCATAACTGGGTGGCTACCATACCAAGCATCTATAACCTTACCTATTTTTTCATCATAAGCATATGATGCATTTAATTTAGCAATATTTAAAAATATATAATCAGGATTGCCAAACTGTTTAAAATATTTAAATGATGTTACTATCGAATGCAGCATGGATGAAGCAACACATGCTATATTAAAATAACCTGATACTTTTTCATTGTTTGCAATTAATTTATATAGTTTTCTTGACCATTGTTCTTCATATAGCAAACCAGTACCCCATGTATTAGAATCACCTACAAACAATACATGTTTACCGTTATGATCACTAATAAACTCTTCTGATCTATAATTATAAGAATTTAACTCTTCTTTTTTTAAAGGTGTTGAAGGCAAAGGTTGGATCGTTCCCAATTGTTTAATTGTTTCCAATTCTTCAAATTCTTCAAAGTGTTCAAAACTAATAAATTTTGATTTAGGCAAATCACTGTATAATGATGCATCATCATAGTTTATATTTGTAAGGCTATGTACAATTTTTAATGGTAGAACATTAGTTGTATCTAATTTTTGTTCCATCATTGTCTCTTATTAACTACTTAGATGAAGTTATGAATTCGAAAGGATCTGAGCTACGATTGGGTTAGGTATACCTTTTGGTGCTTCTGTCCAAGTGCGAGTTCCAAACTTGATAGGCTTGTTGTTAACATTCTCCATCATAGGACCTTTACAGATTGCAACTCTAAATGTAGTGCCATCAGTTGCAGTTAATATTCTAGGTTCAACTACACAAGGAAAAGACCATTGGTTGCTACTTCCGCCACCAGGAGTTTTTGTATTCTTAAAGTTACGGTGTACTGGAGTCATATTAATCCAACTACCATCAGTTTGCTTAATAGGAAAAGTGCTTGGTACTCCAAACAACGACCATACTGTTGCAAACGTTCCATCTGGAGTTAGCCTACCGTTAGTTAAGTCCATGTTAGCGAATGAAGCGCCTGTAGTAATAATTGGGCATTCTGATAGACCCAAACGATACTTAACACCATTAATAATGATATGTTGGTTGATAGGCTTAGTGCCGCTAGCTGCACAAAGTGCATAAGGCAGATCATTGTATTGATGCAGCTTAATACCTACATTTTTTGTATTATTACCAGTGTTAACAATGATAGCTACGGCGGCGGCAATAATTGCAGCAATTGTTAGTACTTTTTTAAACATATTCTTTCTTTCTTATAGATGGCGACCTTGATGGGACTTGAACCCACGACAACTGCCGTGACAGGGCAGTGCTCTAACCAACTGAGCTACAAGGCCTCGAAGAATTACTTCTTCGGTGCAGGTTTCTTAGCAGCAGTAGCCTTCTTAGCAGCAGCTTTAACTGGTGTAGGTGTAGGTGTAGGTGTAGGTGTTACAGTCTTCTTTTGAGGAAGTACACCGAGCAACCAACCAAACTTAGGGTACTTAGCCTGTAGGAAGTGCACAGCAGCAAAGTATGCGGTTGAGAATGCAGGTGTCAAGTAAGAAAGGTTACTAGTGTTTAGACTAGCCCACTTAGTTGTTCCCCATGCTACAAGTGCACCAACAATGCTTGCTACAGCACCACGAACAGCAGTGCGAACAGCGGTTGTCTGGAACGGGTTGTTAATACTTGATGTCATTATTTGGTCTCCTTATTATCTTGGAATTTTACAGATACTTGTGCGTTATTAACTTGAGTCCGCAAACTATTCATTAGACCAGCAATGGTCTCATTGATTTCTTGGCTAGCCAATTCATCACTCTGATTGTTCATGGCATCATAGCTAATAACTATGGTCATTTTCTTTTTCATAAAATCTACAATAATTGATTAAAAGTGATAAATCAACACTTTTGACGTTTTTTTAATTATTTGCCAGATTGAATGATATTGAATGCTGCGGCAAGATCCGCTGGCATCATTTGGTATGGGTTGCGGTCAAATATGACACCACCAGCCCATAGACTTTGTCCTACTACTGCGCTACAGATCATTGAGTTATTCAATGAGAATTGTAACTTAATTCCTGTGATAAGTTCAATTGCTATAGAAATAATAGTGAACCATCCATATTTATCCTTAATAAAACTTTTGCATGCAGCAACAGTTTGATTACGGCTCTGACTGTTTAATTTTGTATTTACTAAATAATACTCTACATTCTTGTATTCATCAATGTGAGCATAACGGACACCACGGCCAACTGCTTCAATAATCGTTCCTTCTTCATCAACAATCATTGCAGCATGATTCCATGTAGAGAAAGGTTTCATTTTACCATGATAACGTATGAACTGACCAAAACGTATGAGTTTAGCTAGAATGCCATCTGTGCTAACTAAGATAAAATCACCTGGGTTAAACTTTTTTGGTTCTAATCCTGCTTCATATACCTTATAGGTAGTTGTCATCTACATCGCCTTCATAATCGTATGTTTCATTAATTCCAAATTCTGCGCTAGCGAACCATCCTTCGACTTGTCCGCCGTCTGGTACAGATTGTGCGCCACCACGTGCTTGTGGTATGTCAATAGCACTTTCTACATCTTCTATTTCTGGTTCTTTCAATTGCTGAATGCTGCCAGTAATACCAGCAAATGGAGCAGCGCTAGATTCATCTCCACGTTTTTCTGATTCTACACCAGTCATAGTTCCACGTTCGTTGCCTAGGTTGGTATTGTACCAATTACCTTTTGGCAAAAAACCACCGTTACCTCTTGGTGCTTCTGGTGATGGCAAGTCTGCTCCATCAAGGGTATCATTATATTTGTTAACCCACGTTGGTGAAAAACTGTCACCAGTATCGCTATCAATTGCAATTACTTTAAAGGCATTAAATACACGTGCAGGTTGTCTTTTTCCAGATTCAAGTTCAGTGGTTGGCTCTGATTCCAGGTTAGTAACATCACTGGATAGATCTTCTGGAGTTAGACCTTTTACAAAAGATTGTCCTTCAGAAATTGCGTCGGTGGGGTCAGCAATACGGATGCTAGCAAAGTGACCAAGTGGGTCATCCTGTACGCCATCGATCTCGTACTTTGGTGGTTTAGTAGATCTTGGGTTGTTAAGCTTCTCGTCCACGCCAGTATCTCCTACGATTGGGTCGACATTAGGTCCAAAGCCGCCTACGCTGCCTTTTCCATCGATACGACCACCAAAATCCATAAGGCCAGCTTTTGGCAAACGGATGATTTGAATTTTACGGATAGCATCTTGTGTAGTAACGCTATCTACGAACTGGTTCCAAAGGATCTTGTCACGTACTGAAGATGCTGAAAGATTATCTCCAATAGTGAGTGTAATGATGAAACCATCATTAGTAACCGTTACTTCAGGTTCTGCATAATAACCTTCAAATTGAGAAATTATAGAACGAATTATTGCATCCTCGTTCTCTTTTGTCACGTAATGGTTAAAAACGCAACGAAAGTTCTTCCTTTTTGTATTTTTTGAAGATTCCATATAACCACTTAGGCGTATACTTCAAGGGTTTAAACCGTTACAGGTTTAAAGAGAGGAAATCATTCACCAATTCTTAATTTTGGATACTTTTTGGTTATAAAGTTACTTAAAGAAGAGTTTTCATATCTACGGCACAAATAATCCAAAGAAACAAACATTGGATCATAACTTCCATTATTAACCTGGTGCTTTACAATGATACCGCGCCAGTGTGCATTACCTTGAGGACCTTTATAGTTCTCATCATGCAGATAGCAAGCTCCTGCTACTAAGCCGTGCTGGGATCGTGCTCCACCATCTCTACCGTCACCATTTACGTATCGCAGGCCATAGAGAAGAGTCTGCTGGTGTCCCATTGTGAAAGAATGACCAATGCTTTTAAGACGCGCATCGATTGTACCACCATATGGGTTTCCTGTCATTGGATTATAGAAAAAGTGACTATAAGCTACTCCATCCAACCACAATATTTCTTTGAATGGTTTTACTTGCCATCCAGTTCGAGCATAGTCAAGATCATCTGTACTAAACAATCCGTCAATTTGAGCATCATTTTCAGTTGCACGATTGATACGATCTTCGTGATTACCTAGAAGTATGTGACGCTCTGGGTTCCATTTAGCGTGCTTAGTTTTACGTTGTTGCTCGTTGTAATCATATATTGGCTGATTAAGGACTCGCCATGCTTCATTAGCAGTTTCAATATCTTGTACTACACGACGGCCTTCCATGCTTTTCTTTCCTTTATCGTAAAGTGAAAGAGCTGGCATGTCTGCATGGTCTCCAAGATGAATAATCTTAATGTTCTTATTGCGGTATTCTTCCACAATAAACATTCCAATCCAGTTCAGGTGATCTGTTGGTACCCCATCTTTAGCTTGGGTATCCGGGATTACAATGTGTACAACAGGTTCTGTTTCTTTTTTAAGATCAGATTTTTTGTCTGCCACTATATTCCTTAATCGTCGTTTTGATCCTGTGCATCAAGATCTTGTAGATTGCTTTTATCTTCTACTTGATCATTGGTGTCATTAAGTCCCATATCATCATTTGTTGTTACGATTGCTGAAGTTGGGCTTTCATTCAAAATGACTTTTGCATCTGCGGATGGTTGTGTACTGTATCTAATCATTCTTATGCCTTTCTTTGTGTGTGTCAAGTTTTAAAATAAGATTTTCGTCTAATAGTTTAATAGACCTTATGCGGTCTTTTGGTAATGCGTTCTTCCATATTACCTTACCGCCGACAGCACGTATACAGCCTTCGTGTCTACCATTGTTACTTATTAATATGCTTTCCAAGCATACATCACAAAGTGGGCATTTAGTGCTATTAGTCACTTCTTCAACTAATTCTAACTCGATAGAATCGTATTGTTGGTTATTGAAGGTAATTCCTTCTGGTAGATCTTTATCTATGTTCATTGGGGTTTGAAAGCGAGCATTCCTAGATCTCTTAGGTAGTCTTCTACCGTTACACCGTTTATTTCTGCTAAACGGTTGAGAGCGCTCAATAATACGCCTGTTAGAGCACTAAATAGCTCAATGGGATTGCTTTCTAGAACCATCTCATAAGCTAGGTCTTCCTGCTCGCTGAGTATGGCTGTAAGTAAGGCTACTACGTTTCCGATATTTTCAGAAGTTGAATCCATTATCCCTCAATAGAAGCTTTCAAGAACCAACTCCATTTTTGGTGTTGATCAATCCGCTCTGCAATAAAATTGGCTACGCCTTGTTCATTACTGTTGTTAGCTATTTTAAAAGTTTCTTTAATGTGTTGAATATATTCTTCATTCATTATATAAAACTTAGCAGTCAATTCTTTTGGGGATCTACTTACTAAACCAGATTCTTGGATACCACTCATCTTAACGAGTTGACTCATTACAAATGGGGCTACACTACCAAGTTTAACAATGTTTTCGGCAATTGGATCAATGTGTTCGTAAATATCATCAACTATTTCATCAAATAGTTTATGATATTCATAAAAATCAGATCCTTTGACATTCCAGTGAAAACCGTGAATCGTGTGATAAAGAACGTATGCTTCAGCAAGCATATTCTTTAAAGATTGTACTAGGTCGTTTTCTTTTGTGTCATCTTCGACAGCACCAACGACCCTAAAGCCATTCAAGTTCTCATCCATGGACTATAGCCAGTTGAGGCCTTCTCCAAATGAGTCTTCTACAGCTTCTTGGATGAAAGTAGCAGCAAGCTTATTTGCACTTGCACTCTTAATGCTACGGAATGAAGTTGATTCATTCTTGGCACGACGGCAGATCTCTACATTGTCTACAAAGTTATCAATGATAGAAGCACGCTTAACAGTATCTAGGATAGGGAAGGTTTTCTTCTCTACGTAAAACACTGCAGCTTCACGAGTGTTCAATTGACTCTTCAAAAGGTTGCTGTTTTGGTCTTCTACCCAAACTTCAGCACCAGCAGTCACAAAGTTAATCCAGTCAGCATCTTCATACTCGTTTTCGATTGAAGAAGCTGTACGGTAAAGTAGGCTACCATCGTCTTCACCAAGATCACTTGTGCCAGCATTGCTAACACGGTATTCCTTGGCAACAGTTCCACCAGGTAGGCTATTTAGATAGTCCTCAGTGTCAAAATCAACATACTCAGAAGCAAGCTTCTCAAGTTGTTCCTTTTCAGCACCAAGCTCAGTGATTATGTTGGCATAACGCTCTAGCTCATTAGCATTGACGTTAGGGTTACTAGCTGCCATGCGTGTGCTGTCCAGGATGTCCTGAAGTCTGTCAAGTCTTGTCAGGATGCTCTCTGAAGTACCGTTAAACCAGCGCGTATCGGCTGCTGCAGTCTTGGCTTCTTTTACAATGTTGTCGTAGTGCATAATGGAATCTTTCTATTTCCTTAGTTCCTATTGCAAGTTTCGGTCAGGATTACATCCATCGTAATCCATGTGTTCTGTGCAAAATCCTCGGCCCATGTGGTTCTTTACATCATCTTCAATAAGTTCAGCAAGTTTTTTACTGCTAGTTGTTCCGCTATTAAGTGGATTAGATTGGTTAAGATCTCCCATTTGTTCACCACCAGGTGCAGTTACCTTACCTATATCATTCTGTTGTGTAGTAAATGAAAGGTCTTGTGCATCTTGCGGTGGTGCTGATGATTGTGACATCGTAGGGTTAGAACCAGTTGTTACTTCTGGTGCACCAGTAAAATATGCCACAGCATTTACAATCCTAGAAGCAGCCTTCTTGTGTTGTGCTGCGTATGCAGAATTGCGTGCTTTTTGGTGTGCTTTTGTCTTGGCATCTTCATCGCTTGGATCGTATGTGAAACAACGTGCTTTCTTACCTGGTCCCTTAACCCCTGGGTTAGGGTTGCCTGGAATTGAACATTCACTAATTCCTTCATCTGACGCAGCCACTTTGAATTCAAAGTTAAAAGCTGCGCTTTTTACAATACGACGGCAATCAACGCAAAATGTTTCTTCTCCAGCACTGCTAATCTTAGTCAACATACGACCATCTATACAAACAGGGCACTTTTCCATGATTATACCTCGAAAAAGTTTTGAATTACATCAGTTGGGTAAATTGAAGCAATCTTAGAAGCAGTAGCATGGTTAAAACCATCAGTAAGCTCAAGTGGACCACGATCTTCTTCGCCTGGAGTAATAACACCAGCACGAGGAGTCTGATTACTATTTGGCTTCATGTCAAACAATGTTTGACTTTGGCTCTGTTGAGGAGACTTATTGTAGAATTTACGTTGTTCATACCCATTGTAGTAATCTTTGCTCAAAAGAGCGAGATCTTCGTCAAGTGGCTTGCCATTTTCAGCATCGGTATAACCTTGGTAATAAAGTTCTGAATCATTGGCAGTCTTGTTAAAAGCAGCAACATAATCTTCTGTGCTAGCTAGGCGAGTACCAATTCTGGCATCTTGCTTAACAATATCTTTGCCAGCATCAAGATCCTTAGCAGTAGGCCCTTCAACGTGTGAGAAATTTTCTTCGCCAAGACCATGATCATCAGCTGGTCGGCCACAACCACAGTTAGTACAAGCCATACGTGGACTAATAGTAGTTGGGATAAAGTTTTTCTCACAGTGGTTGCAGAATGGTTCACCATTCTCCATAATGTAAGCGATTCTCGCTGCTGTGCTCATCTTTTTTCCTTCGTTAACGCCGTTTATAATAGTAGATAAAGATCCTGGGCTTACACTAGCAAGCCCTCCATTATCTACTACTTTTGGTTCACCAGTTACATCTAAAGTAGTTATACGCTTTGGTCCAACTAGCTCAGTAGAATTTTCATCTTCATTGCCAATATCTGCAATTTTAAAAAAAGATAGGATTGGTTCTAGTTCGTCTGCGTTGACTTTATTTCCACCTGGCAAACCAAGACCTGATCCACCTTCCGTGGGAGCATCAATACTTTCAAGAGACGCATCGTCTCCGTAGTTACCATTGCCCTGTGTAGCGTATCTCATCAGTTACTACTGCACTTTCAAGGTTATTTTAACTCTTATTCCCAAGTTGTTGGCGGAAGGGACTTCTTTGGTCCTGGCATATCATATTCACCATGATGGGTAATTTCTGCCCAATGATCGTGATCTTTTACCTTTTCTTCATCTGTTTCGTCATCTGGTGACCATTCATTTTCGTGTGCTATTTTTTTGACAATAATTTCATTAATCAAATTAACAAGACGATCAGAATCATTCACGCTACTACTTCTTGGGTTTGCTGCAGTAGGATTATTAACAACTGGATGAGCAATATCAATAGCAATATTAGGCATCTTTAAACCGCCACCTGGTTTAGATTGCGTTTCATTGGATTCTTGGGCCTTAGGTGGTTGCTTTGTTTGAGTTTGAGTTGCTGGTTGTAGCTCGCTGGTATCTACATTTATAGTAGACCCTGGCGCAGTACCATTACTATTAAAAGTAACTGGTTTAGTAACATTTGGCAACCCTAGAGGGGTTTTAGGCATTGTTTCAGGCCATGCAATAGTTGATGATAGCTTAGAGCTAATGAAATTTGGGTGGGCTGGGCTAGGAGCTTTAATTGCTGGATAATTTATATCAAGTCCACCCTGTTGCTGTTCATTTTGTTGTTGATTATCCTGTTGCTGTTCATTTTGTTGCTGTTCATTTTGTTGTTGGCTGTTATATTGTGTTTTTGAATCTTCAACACCTGAAGCGGCTTCTCCTGCGCCTGCAGCGGCTTCTCCTGCGCCTGCAGCGGCTTCTCCTGCGCCTGCAGCGGCTTCTCCTGCGCCAATGAGTTCTGGTACAGCAGCAAGAGGCCCTGCAATAACAAGAGTACTAGCAGTCATCATTCTATATTCTTTTTCAGCTAGTTTCTTACCAGCTTCTGATTGATAAACCTGGTTCTCAGTAGTAATGTATGGTGTCATTTGAACAGTACGTTGTGCTTTACGTAGCATGTCTGTAGCAATGCCATTATTTCTGTAGTTTTCTTCTACGAACACACCATCGAGTACATAATTACCATCTTTACGTTTTTCAGCGGTCAAATAACCAATTCGTTCTTCACCAATCTTTGTTTCAACGAGCAAACCTTGGAATGTACCGCCAGTTTTATATTTCATCTGACCAGTATTTGCTACGATAACAAATTTATTGCTGTGTTCTTCAATTATTTCATTTATTCTTTTTGGTATACCCATTATAGTTTTCCAATATCTGCTAATAGGTCTTCTAGGCGCATGTTGCCGTATTGACCTTTTTCTACGATTTCTGGGGTGATAATTGCCCAGCTTTCATCCATGTAACTTTGCAACCATGTTTGTTCAATCGCTTGAACTTCACCCCAAGTAATTCCATAGAAACAATTTTCATCATATCCAACAAGAATAATGCAGTGTCCACCAATAATGTTATTGTCGGCTGGTGTTCCTGTGAGTGCCCATGGCTGGTGATTCTGAAACTGTTCTTCGCATACTGATGGGAGTCTAATTCCAATATATGCTAAACCATAGAATGCTATTACGCTTCTAAGTTCATCAAAATCAGCATGATCAGTTGGTGCATAAGCCGCAATTTTACCACCAAATATTTCATTCTGTTGCCAGTGTTTAAGCAAATCTGCTTCTACAGCACCGGCATCCTGGCCATTTGTATAAGCTAAGTAAGCTTGTACAACTTCATCAGTTGTTGGTGGTAATTCATTTAGTCCAAGTACTTTTGCTGTAGCCATCTTTGCGTGAGCAATACCAGCAAAAGTGCAGTCACCATACTTATCATTGCCAAGCATTTCCCATTCAGCAATATTAGGCGTACCAACGGCAGTAGGAGGAGTTGGCAAAGGGTTGTGCTGATAGAACGACAGCATGTGAAGACCTCGTGGTCTTTTTGGTGCAAGTTTACCCAGCTTACCAATCTTACGTTCTTCTAGCATAATAACCCTTTACTTATATCTTTCGTTAATATTTTGTGATGATGCAAAGGCTCCGTGTTTGCCAGCTAATTCTCTCCACATACGGCTATTAGCAAAATAACGTTGGTGGTTAGTTTCACCCATTACCCTTGCTTGGTCTGCATTCGTGTGGCAAATATTTGATAATGATGCATGATCTGAATCATTATTTACTGCATCATTGTAATTCTTAAGCCAAGTATGTGGAGCAGACCGCGCATCTGTATACTTATCCGCATTCTTCTGTAATTTAACTCTTAAAGTTTCGATAGTGTCGCCTTGAGCCATGGCATAACGTTCAGACCAGTTCATCATTTGCCTTCTTGTTTGCTAATAAGGTTACGTACATACTTTTCTGCTTCAAAATCACTAGCAGCAGCCGTGTGAATGCCTCCAGGGCCTCTGTGGTGGGCTTCACAGAGCCATTCAAGGTTGTTTGCAGACTCAACCCATGCTCCAACGGAATCAGGGTCAGAAATGCCAGGGTAATCGACTTCAAGCCACTTTAACTCAACGCCGTTTTGCAGAGAAAACTCTACGTGGCTGTGGTGAAGCTCCAAAGGCTTATCTAGAGAGCATTCACTAAAGTCATTACGATGCAAACCAACGCTGCACTGCGCAGTATCCTTTGTTCTTTTTCTGTAAGAATTAAAATCCTTGTAGTGTGGATCGGAGGTGCGCTCAGGATGAGCAGGATAGTGAATAGTATAGTGGTGAGTAATATTTCCATCGTGCTCCTCTATGGTCATTGTTCGTCTCGTTTCTTGTTTTCAAGAAAATCAATAACTTCTTCTAAGCTATTAAAGAACATTATGTCTTCCTGAAGAGACTTATCATTATCTTCGTCATAGCCTACATAGATATCAATGCCAAAGATATTAGAAAGTATCTCTGCAAACTCAAAAAGAGTGATATCTTTTGAGTATTCCATAAAGTATCCATCACTATTACTGGAATCACTGATAGTTACACGGTAATTTTTTACTTTTGGTGAAATTTCATCATTTTTATCAAAAAATGACGTTTTTTTGAAGTTTTTATAGGAAATTTGACGAATTTTGTCGGTTTTTTCCTTAAATTCAGCAATTTTTAGCTGTTTTTCAGTGTTTTTTGTGTTATTTTTGCAATTACAAGCATCAAGATTGCAATTTTTTTCACAAGGATTAGACATGTTTTCCTTAAGTTATACTATAGGAGATTTTAAGATATGCCTGTCAAGGCTTATAACGTAAATTTTTATTAATTTATTTTTCTTTTTCTCTCATTTTGTTTAACAAATCTTCTTTTGCTTGGTTAGCTTCAGCTGCCGACTCAGATCTTGGTCGTTGTTTTACTTTGTTGGGTTGTCCTGGTGTTATCGGAGTAACATCATCGGATGAATATTCTTTTTCCCAGAATTTTGGATTACGTCCTGAGGTTTCACTCAGTGCTGAGAGGTCAAGCTTCGGTGTATCCATTGGGATAGCAACATCGTTACCCATAAATAGTTCGTGGTTTTCATCTTGTCTACCATTTTTAACATGGTGAAGATAGGTTGAACCATGTTCACTGATCCAAAGTTGACGGTGTGGCGTACGCTTGCCAATATCACCTAGCCCAGAAACACGTCCTTCTTTGCCTTCACCCAAGTGTTTGCTTGCACCCATTGGGAAACTAGTAAAGTATGCATCTCTAAGTGCTTTGTCAGAACTGTTAGCTGCTTTGTTGTGATCTTGCATATCGAATACAGTATTGGAAACGTGAAGAGTTTGGTCCAAAGCACATCGTGGGCAGTGACACATTACCCAGTCAGCAGTTTTGGCTTTTTCATGTAGTGCTTTCAATGCTGGGTGTTTAGGTTCTGTGTGATCAAGAATATTACCAATAACACCACTCAATTGATGGTGGATATTAATTGGCTTTTGATCTTTAGCAAGATATTTAAAGTTTTCGTTTTCACCCTTGTCGTAATCTTCAGGTGGCACTGAGATCCCGTGAGCATGTGCATTAAGAACTTTTGCTACTTTAAAATAATCACCAATGTTGGTAGATCCTTTGTCAATAAGGTTCTTATAAGCTTCTGATCGAGCAGATTCGATCTTACCGAGTTCTTGCATTGGTTCAGCATACTGAGGTCTACGATTGCCCTGGTGATCTACAGAAAGATATTGACCAACAAGTATTGGCTTACCTTTTCTGTCTTCAGCAATTTGTTGTTTTGGGTTCCAGGCATAACTGCTAACTTTAAGCCCTCGTAGATTAGGAAAGTTCTTATTTGTGATTTCCATATTTAGAACGTCACCTAGGTTAGCATAATTCTTCAGCTTAGAAAGCTGGTGGTTATAGTTCCAATTACCACTAGATCCTTTTTCAAGGCCAAGGATGTCTTGTGCTTCTTCACTAGGTTCGTTTAGACCTTGTTGCTTATAACTTCCACCACACTTGTCTGAGCAACGGCTGCGACAAAGTCGTGAACCTCCACCATTGCATTCGCTGTCAGCACCACAAGAATGGTGACAACCAAGAAGATAGTGATTAGCAGTGGCTTCTGCACTACGTGGGACGTGATTATTCTCAGGATCTTCAGCGTGGAAGTGATATCCGTTATTAGCAAGATGAGTTAGACTTTTGCGTGGCTCGTCGCCTTTGGCAGCGAATACGCTATTAAATTTCTTAGTGCTGTTAAAACTTCTCATGTTATCTCTTTTTTTTAATGGACTACATGAACTATTACAAAATACCTATGAAATTACACTGTTTTAGGAGCCAGTCTCCTGATAAAACTCTGGCTTATGGTACTTGTCACTGTAGTCCAACATGGTTACTAAAGAATACTTAACACCTGATTTAACTGGCATGGCTCGGTGCGGATAAGCAAACGTAGATGGGAATACAATTAAATCTCCAGCCTTTGGCTTTATGTTTAGTTCCTGGAGTCTAAAGTAGATCTCTCCGCCCTCATATTCGTCATTTAGATACGCTACAAGAGATACTGTACAGTTGTACGAGAAACCGTGGTCATGGTGCTCCATGAAATGTTGGCCTTCGCCATAACGAACAAAGTTAAAAGCTTCCCAATACCTTAGATTGTGGATGTTATTTGTTCTTGAATAATCATCGACTGCTGCTTTCTGTGCATCGTAGCATTCTTGCCAGATCTGCTGTAGTTCTTTTGACTCTTGGCTTAGGTCTCCTGCTATATCGCTTTTCTTAAATTTAAAATCGATACAGTCTCTATATTCAGGCATTCTTTCTTGGTAACCAACATAAGCTGGTTGCCAATTATAATGGTTATTACCATTCAAAACTTTTTCTAATCTTTTTATAATATCCCACTCTGGTTTTATTACATCTCTATAGAGAGTTATGCAATTACCTAAGTCTTCCTTAGAACTCCAAGTTTGCTCGTATGTCATTTCTTGCATGCTCATTCTATTGGCCCTCCTGTGGGTCCGTAATTGCTTGGCAGAATTTTTTCTCCCTTGGATTCTGCTTCTTCCCAACCTTTTAATTGTACAGCTTGTTGTGCTCTAACTGCCTTAAGACTCTCAGCCCATTCATCTATTTTTTCTTGAGTATATTCTGATTCTTCATAGTCCCAAAATTGACCAATGGTAAATCTTTCTCCAGACGTAATCAATGATATACCATGCTGGTTATTATGTCCACCATCAAATGCTGCTAATAGACCAGTTTTTGGTTTAATTGAAACATTATGATCAGGAAAGAACAATTCTCCACCATCAAAATTATCATTCAAATATATAAACGTTGCCCACTTGCTTCTTTCGAATTCATTGTACTTACCATCTGTACTATTATCTGAATGAGGATTTGTAAAACCTCCTGTAGCCCATATTTGTGCATGTGGGAAACCAATTGGCTTTAGACCACTACCACGAGCAAGTTCTGCAGCTTCTTTCATTCTAGAACTCAAAGACTCAACAAGATCTTTAGGTAATCCAAAATCAACCATATCATCGCCTACTGGCAAGTTGGCTGCAGATGATCCATAGAATCCAATTCTATTCCATTCAAGTTTGCCATTCTTTTCTGAGTGATCCCAATATTTAATGATAGCATCACATTCTTCTTTACTCAAGAAGTTTTCAAAAACAACGATATCATCTTTGTAATTTATTCTGTTCATATATACTATTCCTCTTTACCCCAAAAACCACTAATTTTGTATCTTGTACCAGATGTAATAATTTTTACTCCATGTAGATTGTTGCCACCATGAAAAATGGCAAGCATTCCGGGAGTTGGTTTTATTTCAAGAGGTCTATCATGAAATTGTAGTTCTCCACCTTCAAAATCATTGTTTAGATATAAACCTGTAGCCCATTGGACTGATGAATCTTTACCACTGTTATCATAGTGAAAAGAAGCATAGGCTCCTTTCATCCATTTTTGTGGGAACGCACCAATTTTTCTTATTTTATAACTACTAACTAATTCTGTTGCTTCAATAATTTTTTTCTCTAAATTAGCAAAATAATCTATCGGTAAACCAAATTTAGTTATTTCAATATCATTGTATATCATTGTAGAACCGAATGCATTGTTAAATGAATTGTTTCCCCAAGGCCATTGCATTCTTCCTTTGATAGTAGAATCTTCCCAATATTTAAGAATAGAATTGCATTCGTCTTCACTTATAAAATTATTGAATACAACGATATCATCTTTATAATTTATTCTATTCATATTACAATACGTATTTGCTACCGTTTATATGAGCTATTTCTAAATGGTTTATGTTTACATGGCTTGGTAGTGATCCCACCCATCGTATAGCTTCAGCCATATCTTCTGCAGTTAATGCGTGATCTTTCTTTTCTGTTTGAGTATCAATAGTTCCTGGACAAATTTCTGTTACTGTAATCCCATATTGTGGAAACTCTAACCTCATGGTATCAACTAGACCCATTTGGCCTCGTTTTGCATTGGAATAATTGCCTGATCCTCTAAATGGAACTTGTCCACACAACGAAGAAATAAATATAATTGTCGGTGAATCAGATTTCATCATTGAAGGGATAAGTAATTGAGAAATGTACATTGGGCCACCTACATTTATATCGTAGGCCCTTCTAAAATTTTCCATAGTTTCATATATTAGATACGTTGGACCAGCACCACCACCAGCATTGTGAACCAATAGATCTATTGTATCTTCTTCATATTTTTTACAAAACGATTCAATTGATTCTTCATCTGTTACATCTAGTTTATTTACTTCAACGTTCTCAGATTCTAAATCTTTCATGGCATCTAAATCTCTGGACGCTGCAATGACTCTATACCCGCTATTTTCCAGAAGCTTGACCGTTGCCCTACCTACACCTCTGCTTGCTCCAGTAACTATTGCTGTTTTCATTGTGGTTCTTCTCCTTCTGCAAACCCTTGCAACTTCATATCATTATGTATCCAATGCCCTGTAATCATATACTTAAATCCAGTTTTGACAAGGTGGGCGGTATGAAAATACGGAGCAGAAGATGGAAAAATAATTAAACTATTTGCTTTCGGTTTAATTCCTACATCAAATTGTTTTAATTCTAAAGCTTCATCATAATCTATTTCAATCCAAGGTTTTTTCATAACGTCGTTTTTATAGTCTACCATTTTAAAAGAAATTTCTCCGCCTTCATATTCATCATTCAAATATAAAACAAAAGAATATCTCAGCGATGTGTCGCCTTGTAGTTGATCAAAATGAGAACCCATGCATGTTCCGGTGTAATATTTTTTAATATCAAACGATGGGAAGAATCTTGGTTCGTCATAGTCTCCTATAGATTCTGCATAGTCTTTAGCAACATTATAAAAAGTATTTTTAATTGCATGAAAGATATATGACATGTATCCCAATGACAAAGGATCTTCTAGTTCTTCAATTCTAAGTATATCAAATGACCTAGTCTCTCCATAAATATGATTTTTGTCACTAGAAGAATGCCATGTCTCCCAACCAGTATCTACTTTTTTTAAAATTTTATTAAAAGTATCAAAATCTGGTATTACGTTCTCGTAATAATTAATTTTGTTGTACAATACAGTTTTATCCATTACATCATTCCATTGTTATTAGGTTCTATACCTTCATGTAAACAATGGCCTGGAACCATATACTTAAAACTTTTAAAAACGGTGTGGGCAGTGTGATAGTATGGAGCAGAAGATGGGAAGATGACCATGCTATTTGCCTTTGGTTTAATCCCTACATCAAAATGTTTATCTATCCTTGCATAAAGATATTGTGGGTGAACAATTACTCTTTCTTTAGCTTCATCATAATCTACAATCTTAAAAGAAATTTCTCCACCTTTATAATCATCATTTAGATACATGACCATAGAGTACTTTAAACTTTTATCACCATATTGTTGATCAAAATGAGCACCCATATATGAATCAGGATGGTATCTCTTTATATGAAGAAATGGGTGCATCTTTAGTTCGTCATAATCACCTAAGGATTCCGCGTAATCTTTACTGGCCTTGTAAAATGCATCTATCAGTGTATTATAAAGATATGACAAATTTTCATCATCACTGTCTAGGAATAACATTTGCTCTTCTCCATAAAAAGTAATTGGTTCAGCGCATGAGTTCCATGCTTCCCAACCATCTGCTTTTTCTAATGCTTCTTTGAATTTATCAAAATCTGGTATTAC